AATTGAGACACAGAGTCATCAGGTTTACCTGTGGTATCTATGCCAATTTCCCATGGAGATGTTTCAGGTATACTAAAATTAAGTGATGTAAGTACTCCAGGTTGTTCATGAATATAACCACCAATAGTAACTTGTACAATATTACCTCTCATATAACCAGCTGTACTGTAATTAGGTGCCATTACTGATTGAAGGTAATTTAATTTTCTATATACATTAGCCTGTTCTGCTTTAGAATGTATTGCTACTTTAAAATTGAACCCCATAGTTCTATCAAAACCATCATAATGATAAAAAGATTCACCTCTACCTTGATAATTAAATTCGTCCCATTTACTTGTAAAGTTATCACTTATAGCTCCATCTATATAAGCCCTAAAATGGACAAAAGTTTTTTCGGATGGATTATCAGGATCAATTACAGCAAATCTAAAAGGAATTAAATCTTCTGTTCCTTTACTTTGTACTTTTGTGCCTTTATACATATAAAGAGCGTTAAGAGCATCTACTATCCCTGATCCTTTACTGTAGTTACTTCTATTTCTATTTTTACTTCCTGGTGATGAATAATTTATATACCCTACAGAGTCAATATTAATTTCTTGGTAATTGGGGGCTGCAGTAAGCATTCCATTTATTTTAGCTATAGTTTGATTTACTGTAGTTTCTTTTCTAAAATCTTTTAATTGGCCACCATCAGAAATGGGTTGAGTATTTATTAATTGTTCTTGGGTTAAAGTTGATGAACCATTTGTAAATGCTCTTGGTAGATCCATATCAGGAAAAGTATTCCCTTGAGTATAAACATTAGCAGGGTTTAAGTTTTGACCTAATAGGTTAAAATCACTTAGAGCTGGTTCTCCGGTTAAAGTAAACCATTTATTTGAAACCCCTTTACCTTTAGAATTATCACCTAAAGATATAAGATATTCTCCAGGTTCAAAAGAAGGTTTATAAGTTCCATAAAATTTAGTAGGGGAAGTAATTCTTAAAGGATTAGCATTTCCTGTTCTAGCTGAGGATCCTCCAGCAGCAAATTTAATTTTTGTATTTCCTATTACCCCACCTATAGCATCAGGACCTCCTGGGTATTTAAATAGAATTCCAGTCTTATTATCAAAAGAAGTATCAGCTAAATAAACTAATCTATTAAATTCTTTTTCAATAGCAGGATTTTTAGGATTATTCATATAATCTACTAAATAGGTATCTCTACCACCTGTAAGGTTATTAGCATTTATTTGTTTACCAAATATAGTATAATTTTTATCTAGGGGGAAAGGATTAACTCCTTGTTTATTAGCATGACCTCCAAAAGCGTTTACTCCTACTTGAGTTAATGTATTAGTAGGGAGATAAAGTCCCTCACCATTTACTCCCTTTGTAGGACCACCTGCTCCTATTTGTTGTCCTTGAGCTGCTAAAGAATTTTGTTTAGCTGTAAATATTGTAGCGTTTAAACTATTGTCATCTCCCCATTTTAATAAACGAGAAATATCTTGTTCTGATCTTTTTAAGGTAAGAGAACCACCTCTTAATACCCAATCTTTACCCCCATTATTTCCTAATTCTTCAGTAGGAATATCAAATGAATCTTGTGTTGATGTTTGGATAAAGGGTTCTGGGCTGCTTCCGCCGCCCGGTCTATCTTTACCATATCGTAAAGATTTAAGATCAGTTTTTAAATTAATTAAAGGCATCTACTATCCTGGGAGGTTTTCTGTATATTTTGGAGGTGTTATTCCATCTAAATCTAATTGGGAAGGTTGTGTTTCACCTGCTGGGGCTGGAATACCATTAAGTGAGTAAGTATAATGTAATTTAGATTGATCAGTAGCACCAATAGGTGTTGCTGGGGTGTTTCCATTATATGGAGTTAATGTAGAAGCGCCTGCTTGTAATCTTTTAAGTAAACTCATATTATATTTTATTATAAATATTTAAAATTAAATCCTATTTGTAGATACCGCTAAAGTAGATCCTACTGCTTGAGAATCCATATAAACATTAGAATCTTTATTTGCTATTCTTTCTAATACAGCTAATATTCTACCATCTCCCCCTTTTCCAATATTAGGAGAAGCTTGTAATGAATCACCATCTGCTGTAGTTGCCATAGCCCCATAAGCATCTGTAATGGTAAAAGGACCACGTGAAGAATCTGCTATACCATCTTTTACTGACTGGGCTTGCTTTTTTTGCGAGTTCATTGCAGCAACAATACCTATAACAGCTGCTAAAACAGCAGCAGTACCTAAACCAATAGTAAGTGCGGATGAAAGGGTAATACCAGAAACGGCTGATGTAGATAGTGTAGCGGCCATTGTCGCCATACTCATAATAGTTTTTGCCAAAGATAAACCTGCTATAAGAGCCATAGCAGTATAAGCTAAAAATGCATTGTCTGCTAAGCTAGCAAGCGTATCTAAAATAGGCGCAAAAGATATAGCCATATCACCAATAATACTTTGAATTTTTTCCATAGCTGATTGGAACTTTTCGGCTGCAGATTGTGATTGCATTTGTTGGTATGATTGTTCACCATATTTTGCAATAAAATCATCTTGTGATAAATTGAGGTATTGTTGCTGCATTACCATTTGACCTAATTCATTACGAGACATGCCTAAAGCAGCTGCAGCGGCTTCTTGTTGGATTCTATTACCCGTAGCGAATGCTTCAGTTATTCCTGAATTATTAGCAATTTCTTCTGAAAGCCCTGCTAAATCGTTGTCTAATGCTAATTGTCGAGCTTTATCAAGATTTATTTCTTTTCCAGTTAACATCTGGAATTTTAGTTCATTTTCAATTGAAGATTCAAAATCTAATAATGAACCTGCAATCTTATCTACATCTTCTAAGTTTAAACCTAATGCTCTAGCTTCAGTGGCGGCTTCTGCTAATAATTGAGGAGACATTCCTAATGACACTACAATTGAAGCAGAAGCAGTAGCTATATCATTTAAAACTGCTTTAGCACTAATAGCACTATTTCTTTGTCTATTAATAGCATTAACAGTTTCTACTGTATTTTCTAAAACTCCTTCTGTATCTTCTCCTTGGGTTCTAGCTAGTAATGATAATTGAGATGCTTCTTTTACTCCTAAACCTAATTGTTTAGTTAAAGTAGTTAGGGTAGTTAAAGTATCACCTGAAAATGTTGAAAGTAATCCAGTTTGTTTTACTAAACTTGTAAAACTTTCATTTAATCCTACAGAATTAATAAAAGCTTTTTCAGTATTAATAGCTACATTAGCAAAATCTCTTTGTAACGCATAAGAACTTTTAGAAGAAATACCTGTTTCTTTTGCTAAATTAGCAGCATTAGAGCTTGCTTGTAATGCTCCTTTTGCTAAAGCCATTATAGCAGCTTCACCCGCTACTGAGGCTTTTTCAAAACCAGATATTTCATCATTCATTAAAGCAGCTGCTATTCCAGATTTATCCAATCCAGTAACATATTCTTTAATATTTTTACCTATAGCTTTTGTAAGGCCACCTTGAATAATAAAACCATCATTAATAGTATTAATATTTTCTAGTTCTTCTTCTTGTTGGCCAAGGTAGTCTAAATGATCTTGTATTAATCTTTGTTGCTTTTGATACTCTTCATCACCTAAAGTATTTTTATATTTTGAAAGATTATTAAGTTTAGCTTCAGTTAAAGCTCTATTGTCTTGAAGTTTTTTTCTAGTTTTAGCTACATCACTAGCTTTAGCTTCTCCTTTAGCCGCAGCAGCTTGAAGTTTAATAATTTCTTCTTGGTTTTTTACTGATTGTTTTAGTTCAGCAACTATACCGCGTTTCATAGTTTTACCTATGATGTCGGCACCACTAGCCATATCGTTTAAACCATCAGCAGCATTGCTAATAGCATCACCAAGGGCATCAGCAATATTTTGCATTGCATCTAAAATACCTTCTGCTGCTTCCTTAGATTCTGCAACTTTTTTATCTAAATTTTGTTTAGCCATACTTCTGTGTTATATGTAATACATATTACTTATAACTAGTTTTTTTAAAGAATTCTGGGGATTTAATTGTTCCATCACTTGAGATTAATTCTTTTACATTTGGTGATGAAGATTTAGATTTTTTTATCTCATCATTTTGTTTATCGTAATGGTCTTTAATTTTTTGATATGTAAACTTCCTTAACCAAAGAGGCATATCGTAAACTTCTTGCCAACGATACCCTCCTTGACCATAAAAACAAATTTCATGGATTTGAGTTAAAAAATTTACCCTATATTGTTTAGCTGAATTAGATGTCAGGCCAAAAAAAGTTAACCCCAATTGGGAGAGTTGTGGATTTTGATCCATTTGAGGGAAAAAAAGTCAGATCTACATCTGGTTGAATTTGATTTAGATGTTTTCTAAAGGCTCGAGCATCTCGAGCTAAAAATGCTTGATCAATAAATTCCCTAATAGTTTTAGTTTCTCTATCTCCATTAACAGCAACTATAATATATTTTAATCTAGTAGTTAACTCTGGAGAAGTGTTAGGGCTAATTTTTTTTAAACTTTTAATTTCTTGAGTTATTTTTGATTCATCCCCCTGAGATATAAGTTTAAAAGTAATAGTATTACCTGATGATGGGAGTTCAAAATCAAATTCATTTTTTCCTCTAGTATATAAAGATTCATCTAAAGGTTTATTTTCTAAAGTAGATAAATCAAAGGTTTCTTCTTGTCCATTGTATTGGAATTGATACTCTGCTCCATATCCTAAAATACGAGCTGCTATCATAATAGCATTTTTATCACCTATTAAAATATCATCAAAGTTAAATTTAGTTACTACTAATGATTCTAAAAGTTTATCTATAACACTACCATCACTAATATAATTAGCATTAGTAAGAATATCTTCTTCCCTAGCGGTCATGTATTTAATTTCAATAGTTCCTTTAGATAAAGGATGACCTTCAGGGTAAACTAAACCTTTTGAAGGTAATTCGATTGTTTCTGTTGGTAAGTTAAAACTCATATTTTTTTATTTATAACGTTTATCGTGTATACATATGAATATAAAAAAGAGCTTGAACGAATCCAAGCTCTCTTTAAAAGTATTTGTTTTATTTTTTAGAAATTTAAGATACAATAATCTGGTTGAACTGTCATCGTTAAATTAATTGCTGTATCAGCTGTATCCCAACCATACTCACCAAAATTAGCTTCAGTAATCATAGCACCTTTAATTATCCATTCCGATACTACATCACCTACAGGACCAATAACATTAAATGTTAAATCTTTCTTGTAGAAATCAGAGTAACCATCTCTACCAGTTACTGATTCGTGGTGTAGTCTTACCCATTCCATTACTGCTTGAGCACCTGAAGGTGTAATTGGGTCAAATAGTGTAAACTGAATTTCTCCCCAAGTAGTTTTACCTTTAACAAAACGTTGTACGTTAATATGGTTTAATTCTACTTTACCTTGTGATAAAGTTACTGCACCTACACCTTTTATTGTATAAGCTGGGAATCCATCAATATACATAATGAACCTATTAGCTTGTTTTGGTTCAAATGCTGTGAAGAATATTTCGTTTGGATCTAATACTGCCATTGTTATTTATTTTATTCTATTATAAATATTGGTTCTTTTAACTTTTATCCTGGGAATGTTGCTCCAGTTGGAAGAACATTAAAATCTAGGATAATGAATTCAGCAGTTTTTGTTGGTTGTAAATAAATAGCACCTACTAATTGATTTCTATCAATTACATCTGGGGTATTATTACTATCATCCATTACTACTTTAAAAGCATATAAACCTTGTCTTTGTTGTACACTTTCTAAATATGGGTTTACAACTGATAAGAAATTGTTTCTAGTTGCTGCTGTATTTTGTTCAAATACTAACGTTTGAGCTACTGAACCAATATACCCTTTAAGTGAGATTAATAATCTTCTAACATTTACTCTATCTAAAGCGCTTGCTTGACGTTGTAATGTCTTTTGACCATAAACTACTGTTCCTACTCCGGGGAATGAAGCTATTGGGTTTACATTGGCTTCATATAAAGTATCTCTATTACCTTGAGATAATTTTCTTTCAGGGCGAAGTACGTTACCTAAACCACCTCTATTAATACCCGCTGGGGCAAACCAAGGCTCGCTTACACTGTCGTTATATGCGTAAACTCCTGCCATCATTGTTGATGCTGGTACCCATACATTTTTACCTGAATCTGGGTCTATTATTTGTAACCAAGGCCAGTACATAGTAGCATATGAAGTATTTCTTGAACTAGCTTGTGTTGTTGCTGAGCTAATTGTACTACCATAAATTACTGGGTCTAGTACATATAAACTATCCCCTCTAGTTTGAGTATTATTAATTGCTGTTGTAGTTTGAGAAGCATGAGCATCATTAAATAAACCTGGGGTAAATAAAGCATTAAACTGATAATCATCTTGGTTAGATAATAAGTTTAACATATTAGTGTAATCACTACCAAGTAAACCTTGAGTATTACCTGCAACTCCAGTACCTGCTTTATCATAGTAGTTACCACCACCTGCTTGGGTAGTAATGTTATTACCACTACCATTTTCAAAAGCACCACCAAATGATCCTGAACCTACTGCTGGGATTGAACCTGTAAAAGCTGGTTTAGCATTTCCCGCATTGTCTAAATAATTTGGGGTTGGTTGATTAATAGATTTTACCCTTACATATCTAGAAGCATTAGGATATGAACCTGAAATTTCTAAGTAATTTTCTGTTGAGTTGTAATTATACTTAGTATCACCTATTACTCTAGAAATAAAATTATCTTGGTTTGGATCTAATGATACATTATTCCAACTTTCTAATACAACAGGATTAGTGGTAGTATCATCACCTCTTCTAATTACTAAAGTAAAAGTACCTGCAGCCTCGTTGCGAGAAGCAATTTGCCATCTAACATTATCAAGGGAACCAGAATCTAAAGATCCAGAAGTTATTGAACCTGAATTATTCCAGATAACTCCTTTATCAATAGCTTCTAATGTGAAAGAAGAAGTATATGAAGCAATAGATATACTTGCACTATCTCCTACTTGAGCTTCAGCATATGCCCATGTAGAAGTAGAACCAGATACTACTCTAGATACTAATAAAGTGTTTCCACCATTATTAAAATAATTAAAAGCTGCGATTGAAGTAAAGTAACTAACTACTTCACTACCACTATCAAAAGTTGTTCCAAATCTATTTTGATAATCACTATAAGATGTAACAACTGTAGGTTGTTCTACTGGTCCTTTAACTGTAGGACCAACGATAGCAGCTCCTACTTGAACTGGCTGTTGAGTGATAAATGACTGGTCGTTCTCTCTTGCTAATACACCGGGTGATATTAATGTTTCTGCCATTGTAATAAGGTTATTATTTTGTTATAAATATTCAAGGGAAAATTAAAAATTAAGATTTTATAAACTCTCCCGATTCTATGTTAATTGTCCCTTCACCATATTTTTGTTGAAGTTCTTTTCCTAATTTTTGACTTTTAATTTGTAAATCCTTTAAAGTTTTAATTAAGGTTTCTTTTTGTAAGGTTAAAGTTTGAAGTTGGATTTCTAACTGCCCAAATTCATTTAAAAGAGAAGCTTGTTCATTTTGAATAGTTAATAAGCTGTCAATTTCTTCTTTTTGTAATAACACTTTTTCCATATTGATAAATATTAAGTTATTTTTTATTAGTTAAAATTTGTTTTACTTTATTTAAAACTTGAATAGGGGTAACAGATTTCATACAAATATGTTGTTTATCAGTATTTTTCCATATAGGACACCAGTCCCAGTCCCCAGCATCAAATTTAAAGTTAGGATTAACCCAACATGAATTACATTTATCTTCATTACGAACTCTAACTACTTTACTTTGGAATTCATGTTCGGATGAAGTAAATCCATTAATCATTAATGTTTTTTTATCTAACGCCCAATTAAACCAAGAAAGTCCAGAGCTTAAACCTATGAATAGATCGGCGTGAAGAAGATAATTAGCAATAATATCAAAAGATTGGTTCCATGAGTTTATAGCTCCATGAATTTCTAATTTATCTTTAGTTAAATTTACTACTGTATATCCTTGTTGGGTTAGTAATTTAGTTAATGCTAACCAATTAGCATAAGGCCATTCTTTACATCCTGCTGTAGATTGGGGGCCTATTACTATATATTTTTCTTTTATAGGACGTTTACCTTTAAAAAAGTCAATTCCATAATTTAATTCTTTAAAGTTTAACCCTAAAATATCAGTAGCAGTTTGTTGCATTGGGTAAAGGTTTACTTGATTAGGATGTTTATCTGTATCTTTCCAAAATCCTTCATCATTTTTAAACCAACCTATTCTATATACTACTTCACATTCAGTATTATTACCAGGTTCTAACCATTCTATATCTTTATAAGCTTCTAAGCCCTTAAACCAATCATTATGAAAAGTAGATAATATAACTTTACAATTATGTTTTTTAGCAAATTCAACAACATAAGGAGTCCAACCAATAGTATCACCAATAGCACTAGATTCTAATGTTATTAAGACTCGTTTATTTTTTAAATTAAAAGTATCAACTATTTCCCCATTTATTTTTATAACCCATGGAATATAATATTTTTTACCACAAGAAGTCCACATATTATTAGTAATATTATCACTAAAAACTACTTCATTAGTATTACTATCTATAAATTCAATAAAATATTCTTCAAAAGTATCCCCTAAAATTTCTACTTTAGGACCTTCCATATAAGAAATTTGAATTTTATTAGGTTGAGTAGGGGGAGCTACATAATTATCCATAAATTCTTGGATAGTATCTCTACCAATTTCCGCTACTCTATCCCAATTAAAATCTCTATGGATAATTTTTGCTTCTTCTACAGCACGTTTTTTATGGTCTGTATAATTTTCAAAAGCATCACGCATTACACGAGCTAAATCTTCATAATCGGGTTCGTAGTAATTACCTGGGATGTGGTGGTCTTCTAAGTTAATACCAAAATTAGAATAATTATTCCCTTGTGTTGATTTTTCACCTAATACCTTTACAGGTAAACCTTTACCTTCAGCAAATTCTAATTGAGCTGAACAGTTAGAGTATATTGAAGGTGTACCACAAGCCATAGCTTCAATTAAAGGTAAATTCCATCCTTCACTACGAGCACAAGAGACAAATACATGACCATTTTTTAGATAAGTAATATAATCTTCTCTAGAGGGGAAATGTTTAACTTTTAAACGAGGATCATCTAAACCAAATCCTTTAAGTCTTTCTTTAGTAGTCTTATAACCATCTAATTCTTTACCCCACATATTATCAATAGATAAGATGAAATCTACAGGTTCATCGGGTTTAAATTCTTTAAGAAAAGCTTCAATAATTTCTTTAGTGGATTTTCTATAATCCCAACGACCAAAATGGATAAATTTAAATCTACCATCTACATAATCTAAAGTAGTTTGTGGATCTTCTGGGTAGAAAGTATCTACATCTACTCCTTCGGGTACAACTTTTACTTTTTCAGGATCTGCTCCTTGTTTAATAGTACATTCAGCTTGCCATTTAGAAGGAACCCACATTTGATCAAAAGTTTTCCACTGTTCAAAAAACCCTTTAGGTTGTTCTGTAGATTCCCATACATTATAACCAATTTTAGGACCTATGTAATTATCATAAAAATAGTGATGGTTAGTTTCCATCAAAATTAAATTTAAATTATGTCTAAAATCTTCTCCGTATTGAGAATACATACGATCATTTTGAAAATTTCCGTTAGAATCAAAATAAGTTTGAGTATGAAGAATTTCTTTATCTAAATCTGTAATATATTCTTCATTATGAGGTTCATCGCTCATCCCTGACCAATTTTTTCCTACAGTAAAGTTTCGAAATTTTAAGGGAAAATGTTTAGATAGTCCTCTAAAGAAATCACGAGTATGATTGTTATAACCACTAGTTCCTACATAAGGACCATGACCAAAAATTTTAGTTTCTTTCATATTATCTCATTATACTACACCCACAATCAAGTCCTCTAATACCATTAAATCCAGAATCGATAGGAGACATAGGAATATTATTAGTTTTTAAATAGTGAAAAATTAAAGTTTCATTTATAAAAACATCTTCATAGTTGTCACTATAAGATGGATCCACAAATATAGTGTTAAGCATTTGGGGAAACAAATTACAATATACTTTCATTACATCATACCCCCCTATAGCTATTTGATCATTCATTTGATAAGCTGTATGAGGCCAATTATCAGCATACCCAAAATAATGTAAATATTCTGGGTCTAGTTGGGTTAAATCTTCTAGTAAAGGACAAGTGTTAGCTACTCTATGAGTAAATAAAAGATCATAACGAGTTTTAAAAATAAGATCATATTCAATCCCTGAATTATCTATTAAATCCCATACTCGTTTTAAAGACATCCACATCCCCATTTGAGAGTTTAAACGTTGATTATTTTTTCCTTTTATATCTTTTTTATCAAATTGAATTGACTTTTCAAATAAATAATCTTTAGGCCGATACCAATTAACTAAATTATCATATAAATCTTCATCAACACGATGAATTTTTTCTAGTTTACCTCTATTAAAAAAATTAAACTTATGAAATTCTTTAGCTTCCCAAGCATGAAGATATACATCTATATCGTAACGATCTAAAAACCATTTTTTTAATTCTTGGTATCCCTTTTTATAACGTCGGGGTTGTCCACTTAATAATAAAGCTATTTTCATATTATCTCATAATTCGAGCAGCATCCCAAACTGCTTTAAATTTATCATTATATAAAACTTCGTATAAATTAGGTTCTTGTTCTACAGATAAATCTATATTATTATCTCTTAAGTATTGTCTTAAAGAGGTTTCTATATATAAATGAGTAGAATTAGAATCATTCATAAGTTGTTTATACTCTGGGTTTCTAAAATAATAATTTATTAAATGAGGGAAGAAATTATGAAAAACTTCCATTACTTTATAACCTCCAATAGCAAATTGGTCATTAATATTTTGTTTACCTTCAGGATCGTGGATTTTTTTAAAAGAATGAACTTTATTAGGATCTAATTGGGTAATATCTGTTAAATATGGATGATTAACTACATTGTAATGAGAATATAATAAATCAAATCTTGCTCTAATTATGTAATCATATTTAATACCTGAGGATTCTAATAAGTCCCATGCTCGTTTTATAGATAAGGTCATACCAAAATGGCTATCAAATCTACCTACGTCTTCAATACCATAAGA